ATATATTCAATAGTATCTCTGTTAAATTCAACTTGTGGTGGTACAGTGATTTGACTCAATTTCGTATTCCTCCTTTAACCTTGTATATTCTACTCATGCTTTATAGATATGTGTTAAGTAAAGACAGTACTTATCATAAAGCGAGCGGCAGGAGTCGAACCTGCATTGGAAGGTAGGCTATATTTGAATTAAAGGAACCATTCTACCGTTGAACTATACTCGCATGAAGTACATCCATCTTCTTGGCGGGAGGGAATGTGCTTTTTGGTTTGTGGCAAACAACCGTTCGATGTATACTAAACAATTAGTTAGGAGATACATGACTTAAATTTGTTGCTTAATAATTATCTGTTTTTTTGAATTGCAGCATAGGTTTCCTTACTGTCTAGTAAATTGCCTTCTTGATCGTTAACAGATATTATAAACTCGTATATATCTTCGGCCACCAAGTTTACTATAGGAGTAGTAATTTTTATAACAGTGCTTGCTCTCGTATGCTCCTTGTTAGTAAAGCTAACATTACTTAAAGAATTTTTGTCAAGTTTATAATTGTTTTTAGTGTTTACTAGGACTATATCACTGCTGTTCTTTATAGAAATGCATATCTTGTATGTCTTATTAATGTCAAAATCAAATAGCAAGGATTGTAAAATAAATTTGTTTGATACAGGAAAATTAGACACCCCATATCTTGCTATTGGTTTACCAGTTTTGTCAGTACTATACAGATAATTTATTTTTTCTACATGCTTATTGATCACTATATGGCCAGCTTTCTAAATTATAGGAGGTTTTAAAATGTTAAAAATTGTCTTCTTTGTATCAAGTCTAAGTAGTTCACAGAGATGTAATTTGTTGTTAACACTATTAATATCACAACATCCAGATTGGTCACGGTCTGATACGATGGATTACATTCGCTTTCACAGTGATAAAAATAGACTTATTTATGAACTAGAAAAATCTATTCGATTTGGGACTGAGTGTGGTCTTTAGACACATCTGGTGTTGACTTTAAGTGTGAGCTGATTGGAGCATTTTCTTGTTTTATAGATAATTTTATTTGCTCTGTCAATAAATCGTCAAACTTATCAGCTTTCTCTTTAGCTGTTTTGTACTTTTCTTCTATAGTATCTGTGTGTCCTCGTAATCGTCCGTACACATATTTACAGTTACCATATAACGCCCAGCCCCAAAGAGCAGTAACTATTAGCCCCGCGATTATTGATGTGTAGGCACCGTATTTCCATGTTGCACCAATCGCTATTAGTGGAGTTATTATCGCGCTAAGAATATAACTGAAATTCCATGGCTTCTGATCGATAAATAATCATCTTCTATTCTTTGCACATCTCAAACTTTGACCGGTGGGATGTACTTTTTTGTTACAACGCGAGCAGCAGGAGTTGGACCTGCATAGTACTCCAAGAAAGAATGGGCTTCAAGACTTGGAATAATGTTCTACCGCTGAACTACGCTCGCAAGATGCCAACTGAAATGATTCAATTGGCTTGACTGGCAAAATTTTACTATTCCTCTCCTTGCTTGAAGCGTGTCACCAAATCGTTTTTAATTCCTTTAAGCATACGGTCGTATTCTGCTTCGGAATAGCTATCTTTTGATAGGTAGAGAATGGCGTCAGATTTTACAAAGACTGTTAAGTCACTGATAATATCTTCTATTAGTTCGTACCTTGAAATATCTTGATGCATAGTATGCCTTCTTTCTTTATTTTAATGCGAGCGGCAGGAGTCGAACCTGCATCAATATAGGATGTGAGACCTATGAGAAGTGTGCAAATAATTGTTCTACCGTTGAACTACACTCGCGTGAAATGGACCTTGTTGGGCTCGAACCAACGACCGGACGGTTATGAGCCGTCTGCTCTAACCAACTGAGCTAAAGGTCCAATGAAAATTTAAATGCGAGCGGCAGGAGTCGAACCTGCATTGGAAGGTAGGCTATATTTGAATTAAAGGAACCATTCTACCGTTGAACTACGCTCGCAAGATGCCAACTGAAATGATTCAATTGGCTTGACTGGCAAAATTTTACTATTCCTCTCCTTGCTTGAAGCGTGCCACCAAATCGTCTTTAATTCCTTTAAGCATACGGTCGTATTCTGCTTCGGAATAGCTATCTTTTGATAGGTAGAGAATGGCGTCAGATTTTACAAAGACTGTTAAGTCACTGATAATATCTTCTATTAGTTCGTACCTTGAAATATCTTGATGCATAGTATGCCTTCTTTCTTTATTTTAATGCGAGCGGCAGGAGTCGAACCTACATCTGAAAGTATCTAGTTAGCAATTCATAGGAGTACTGTTCTACCGTTGAACTACGCTCGCGTGAAAGCACATCCATCTTCTCGGCGGGAGGGGATGCGCTTTTTTTAGTGTAGACGATGAGAATAGTAAAATACAAACGTATGTTTTATAATTGTACTGAAAAAGTTGATGACAGGAGAGAAAGCATATGTTTAATAAAAGTGAGATAAAAAAATATTCTTCTGACGGTACGAATCTAGTTAGCATAGTAAAATCTTTGAACTACTTTGAGACAATTAATTTTTTAGCGGTAATCAATAAAGCCAATAATCCTAGTTGGACTAACCGAAAATGTTACTTAGATGCTACAAACATGTACTCAGATGATGACAGGATGTCATTTTTGATTCAGCAAGCATTTAAGAATGGATTATGTTAATCATGGAAGAAGCAATGCGCTGTCACCAATATTAATCGGTTCATCGTCAATGCTTAATCCACCAGATATTTGGTTTAAATTCACTTTAAGAGGGGATCTGTAGTTTCCTGCTACGGGTCCTGCCAGAAAGTCCTTTGCAATAGGTTCACAAATCGCAAATTTATCTTGCACAGTAGTAACTTCTACAATAGCTTTTTTTGTGACAAGTTTGCCAATAACTGTGCCATTTTCATCTTTTACATCTTCGCCGTCGTTTCCAGATATCTGAAAACGTTGGCCTACTGTAACGTCATCTGAAATACCGCCATTTATTAGAATATGAGTTGAATCAATAATCTTTATGATTCTGAATTTTTTTGATTGCATTTTGTTCCTCCTGATTTAGTGTTTCACTGAGCGTGTAGCTATTTAGAAGAGTTTCATAAAACTGTTTCATCTGTTCTAATATACTGATTGTGTTTTCAAGTCCACGAATCGTTTCCATCAGTTTTTTATTTTCTTCTTTTAACCCACTGAGATTTACATTTACTGCGTTCTGTGCATTTTTTTCTTCAGTGAGCTCCTGTTGTAGCTTACCTAATTGTTTTTTTGTATCAACATTTGCAGCCAACAGCCACAAAATAATCGTTAGAGGGATGAAGATAATAAGACTGAGTAGGCCTGTTTTATGGTAGCTTGTTCCTAGTATACCAATGGATGCAATTGATATGGCTCCCGATACGTTACTTGCAGTTTTTAGAATGTTTTTAGCGGTAAAAATATTGATCACCTTCGTTCAACAATTACAATGTTATTTTTATAAAATGTTTTACCACAATACCGATGGTGAAGACTAGTTGGTACTGTAGTCATTCAAATTAAGTGAGTTGTCTTGAATTGAATTAATATCAATTGTAATTTTGTTCTTTTTAGGATTAACAGTGTCATCTGATGTTGCATCTGGATCGCTTAAACTAAGTTCAATATCATTTTCGTTATTATTCAACTTATATGAAAATTCCTGTAAAGTGTGTAGTTCCTTTTCAGGCATTAAAGAGTTAGACGCACTGTCAGTTATTTCGTTGAATTTGTTGTAATCATCGATGTTGTTGTTGTCTCTATAGTATTGGGAAGCCGAGTTGCTCCCATTCAGATTGATTTTTTGAGACTTATCTTTGTTTAGTTGCCGTGCTTCTATATTGGGCGTCATAATGTCACTGGCATCGACTTCTTTTTTAGTAGTGTTTTTATAGGTAATATCTAAAATGAAGTAGTGATTATTATCTAGGGTATAGCCAATTAACTTATTAATTTTTAGTGTACCTTTAGGGCCATAGAATGTTTTTCCCTTGGCGTAATACTTGTAATGCTGAGCTGTATTAGATTTTGAGTGGCTGCTACTGTTTGAACTCTTTGGCGAGTTAGAATTGGTCGAGCAGGCAGAGAACATCCCAACACTTAATATAGTCATACCGATTGCAATCATTCTTTTCATTGTAATTTCTCCAAATTAATATTTCCCCAAATAGAAATCCCCATGATTATTAAATTCTAACCCCCTAGCTTTTAATGACTTCCTATCTGGTCAGCACTTTTAGATCAGTGAAGCCAGTTCGTGTGGTAACTTGAAAAAATCTAAGAAGTCTAAAACATCTTCTTGTTTGCTCCAACCATATTCATCTTTCAACATGGCCAGCATAAACTTATTAGCCTCAGTTTCATTACCATCGGATAGAAAGCTTGTCGTATTTACCGCAAAAAACTGCGTATTAAATCCTTTGTGATGCCGTGTATGAAAAATTTCATGATAGCAAACACCATCTTGAGTTCGTTCATCAATTGTGTTGTTAATGACAATCATTGGGATTCGATGTGAGTTGTTATTGTAGCCGTAAATATTGTTGCCAAGGTTATTGAATTGCACGTTAATACCCAAGTCACGCGCCAAATCAAAAGCACTTTGAATCCCAAACTTGTTGGTTAAGTGGTCAATATCTTCTTCAATCCACCGTTCCATATAACCAGCTCCTATTATTCCTCTCCATTACGATACTTTTTGGGAGTGAACTTCCTTTTTGCTAATTGTTTGGATAATTCTAATGTTTGACGCATGGACGCTTTGAGCAGTTCTTTGTCCTGATCAGATAGCTCTTGTCCATTTTGGAAAAATGATAAAGAATGTTTGGAGTCGAGCCCGTTCATCATATCTTCAAGTTCCTTATCGATACTTTTTTCATCTTTTTCAGTTAGATCATAGTAATGTTTTTTATTATCAGAGGATTCACTGTTTATGCTGTTGTTTGCAGAAGATAGGCCAGCAAGATTAAGAATTTCTTCTCGCGTAATTCTCAGCCCTTTAGCCATGCGAACCAAAGTATCTACTTTAGGTATGTTCCTTTCTCCACGTTCAACAAGTGACCAATAAGATGGTGAAATTGCAGGTTTACTATCGGTTTTAGATTGTTGTGAGACTTGTCGCAATGAAAAATGTTTCCGCAGACGAATCTCTTTCAATGAGTTTCCGAACTCTTCCGGTGTTATTGAATCCATTCATATCAGTCCTCCTAATGATTTTAGTATAACAAAAGTCGAAAATACTTAAATGATTTGTAAAACTTTTATATAAAAATCGTTGACAAAAGTTTTACGAATGGTATTATATAAATGTAAGTTAAGAAAGGAGGTAATCGGATGGTTCAGCTATATGTAGTTGGCAAAAAGAAAATCGATGTTTTATTGGCATGGCATGGATATACTCAGAAATCATTGTCAAGCCGTGTTAACATTGGCCCTAGTTATATGTCTTCAATTATCAATGGGAAGAAACCAGTTGGTAAAAGGACAGCCAAAAAGATTGCTGACAAGCTGGGAGTTGAAGTGACGGATATTTTTTTTATTCCTAATGTTGACAAAAGTTATACAAAACCAAAGGAGGCGGCAAAATGAAACAAAAACAAGTAACACAATTGTTAGTCGAGTTACACGAACTTAATAAAACGCTCAAAACTATCGCAAGTAGTCTTGAGCGCAAAGAAGTAAGCCATGATATTTTCCCAGGGATTGCTTTTAAAGCTGCCCCGGTATCAAAAGAAGAGTTTGTAAAACATTATGGTGAATACGTAAAGAGATGTAGCAACTAATATCCGTATTCAGAAAGGAACTGGCTACTGCGTTCTTCGTTAGTAGACCATGCATCAAAGCGAACAATTGAAACACGTTGTGATTTTTCTATCTTACTAAGTTCTTGTTTCAGTTCAGTGATTGTTAGTTCTGATTGAATTGCAATCTGAAAGGGAAATATTTGAACCCATTTATCTGGAGATAGATTCTCTAAAGTTGTTCGAATGGTCACTGCAAATTCAGAGTTTAGATCTTTTTCTGGATTAAAAGTTACTAAATAGTTATTCATTAATATCACCTCCTTGCAATCATTATATCGCAGGGGTAGTGAAAGGAGATGCCAAAATGAAACAAGATAAGCCCGTTCTGAAAGTTGAAGCGGAGATGCAAAACATTGAACAAGTAAAAGAGTTGCTACCGCAAATAGCAACTCTTCAAGAGAAATATGATGTTCAATTAGTTATTCATCAGACTTCTTCAAGGGATCAATTGCTCCCTGAACTACCTTAAGTAGATAAGCGTAATTGTCGCCAACAATATTGCCGTTTACAACACTTGACATACTTCTGCCTTGGCCTTGACCTACGACACCGGTATGGAGACTAGCATTGTGATTGAGCATTGCAATAGTTAGTTCTGCTGCGATTTCTTTATCAGATTTTTCTGGCATTATGTTCACCTCCTTTCAAATAAGACAAATTATTTCTCCACCTCGTTGTAAGGCGGAAAGTCGAAGAAGTCATGGACGCTGATGCCGAGAGCAGAACAAAGTGAATGCAATAGATCTACTTTTGGAACACTCTGCCGGTAAATGAAAGAACTCACTGTTGATTGAGTAACTCCTGCTAACGTGGCCAAACGATTAACGGTTAAATTACGCTCGCGCATAAGATCATACAAGCGTTGAATTATTAATTCTGATTCAGTCATAAAAGATCCTCCAAACGTGTTTGCGTTAATCGTAAAACAAATTCATTTAAAAAAGTTACGCCGCTGCGTTGACAATTTACGCAATGGCGTTATAATAAAAGCATAGTTACGCAAATGCGTTAACTCTAAGGAGATGAAAACATGATTGGCTCAGAAATTAAAAAAATTCGTTCCAAGCTTGGCTGGACACAAGCAAAGCTAGCTGATGCTGCGGGCGTATCACAGAGTACTGTAAATACTCTTGAGAACCGAACAAAGCATCCTGATGCTGTAACACTAAATTTACTTGCAAAAGCAATGGGTGTAACTGTGGATGACTTATTAGAACCAAAGGAGGTGGCCAAGTAATGGAAGTCACACAAGAACAATTGCACGAAATGGTCCAATCAGAGGTAAACGCAGCTATTGCCGCCAAAAGCCTAGCACCAGTCAAAGCAAGAAACACTGCCTGGATGGAGCTTAAAAACGATATTTCGAAATTTGTCAACGAGAAGTACGGTAAGAACCCAAAAGCTTATTCATTGTCAGACGCAGTTAAAACGATCATTAGATTCCATTTAGGTGTGTCTAACGTATATCAAATTAACGAGAGCAACATTGATGAAGCGCGTCGAATATTTGAGTTACTAAAAGCAAATATTTAATTTTCAAAGAACGGAGGAAACAAAATGACACATCTATCACGAACTACTTTAATTAATGCACTAGCAAAGGTTAAACCAGAAACACCAAGAGTAGTGTTTGAGGCACTAAGCGATAAAGCACTAGATGCTGAATTTCGGGCGGTAACGGCCGAGTATAACGAGCAAGCTAGCCAACTTATGTCAGTTTCATATTAGGAGGTGCGAACATGTCAGATACGATATTGGTTCGGCATGAGGCTCCAAAGGGCTTCCAATTCATTAGCGAAGAAGAATATGAGAGGTTCCAAGCCTGGAAGCAAGCACAACGTGGTATTCGTACTTGGAAGCTTAAAGATTTGGCCAAGTATAAATACGGAACTAAATCAACCGAACGAGCTTCGCGATACTTAATCAAGCATCGCCATGATTTGGATGTTGAACAGGGTGGCTTCATTGATTATGTGAATACCCATAACGGCTGGCATATCCCTGCTGCCGATATGATGGATTATCTATTAAGCCATCCCGACTAACTGAATTATAAGTGAATTACACGGAAAGGCTACCTAAAGCCCTTTCCAAAATACAGAGGTGTAGGTATGAAAAACAAATTCTCAGAGCAATTATCATTAGCGTTGGACAGGCATAAAGAATCAACACAGCAGCAGATTGCAGATAGGACGCATGTTTCTCCCGGACAATTGTCCCGGTTGAAGAGTGGATCAAGAAGCACTGATCCACAAATCAGGAAGTCGTTAGCAAATGTAATTAACGATTTTTGGCTTAGCTATTCTGGTGCTCGCGAGAATTTCGGAGTGCTGTCATTCCAGAATGACAGGCGTCTAAAGGGTGATATGTTCTCAGCCCTAATGCGTCAGAAGAAAGAGCAGCAAGAACGAGAGGCAATGGAAGCTGAGTTTGAGAATGCTATTGCAATTAATCCAAACGATCGGACACCAGCGCAGCAGCTAGTCATTGAACGTTATCCACGTGAATACGCTGAAGAGATTAGCGCCGAGATAACTGATTTAGCTAAGAAAGCTGAGTATGCTGGCATCTCGATGGATAAATTGCAAGAAGTCATCGATAAAGTTAATCGGAAAAATGGATAGGAGGCATCGCAATGATTGAAGGAGCATTAGTAGGCTGCGCGTTAACTGCATTGTGGTTCAAACGTCATGAAGTTGCTAGTTGGTTTGGAATTTAAGGAGATGAAGACGATGAAGTTCACATTCCGGATCGGAAACGTGCTTTACAAACAGATCACGATTCAGGAGTTAGATAGTCTTTTTAACACGTTTAAGGAGGTTGAACGAATTGGAAGTACGCAAAGCATCGCCAAAGCCTAAATTCGAGTACGAAAAAAGCTGCTCGAGTATTGGAAGTACCCGCGCAGCTAAGACGCTTAATAAATTTATTTTCGAGTTCTAGTGTACTCCGAAACAGTCACTAAGACAATGGTTGGTCACGTTAATACGGAGGTGGACGAAATGAACGGCTACGATAGTTGGTTAATTGACCAAGAAGAAGCTGCAGAAGGTTGGCGTGATGATGTGCCTACTGAGGAAGAGCTGATTGAAAGTGGCGTCATTGCTGATTATTAAATAAACAGGAGGTTTCAATTATGGACGCAATGTTAAAAGAAGAACTTAGAACGGTGACGGAACGTGAAAACGAAGGCTTCAAAATTGACTCATTGGAGAAAGCTGACTGGGCGTTAAAGAAGCTCAAGGCTATCCAAGCGCATGATGATGAAATTGGTCAAGTTGCGAAGAACAATATTGACCAGGCAATTGCATGGCGCGACCGGGAGCTTGATAAGAACCAAGCCAACCGCGAGGACTTCGAAGGGTTACTGACCGACTATTTACGTGATCAACGGTTAGTCGATAAGAAATTCAAAATCGATACCCCTAATGGCCGTGTATCAACTCGTAAGAACCCGGCTGGGTTGGCGTATGACGAAAAGATGGTTTTAAACTCGCTTCGTAATCAGGGCATGAGCCAATATATCAAGGTCAAGGAATCTATTGATAAAGTCGATTTAAAAAAAGCTGGTCGCATGGTTGGTGACAAGTTTGTCATGGAAGATGGCGAGATTATCGCTGGTATTACTGAAAAACCGGCAACTGAGAAGGTCACGTTTAAATACTAGGAGGAACCAATATGAGTGAAGCAATCGCGAAAGCAGAAAATCAAACGAACAGTCTATCCCTAATCATGGGTACTGATCAAAACAAGATGGCTAGCGAACTACAGGCTATCTCTAATTTCCAAACTATGGTTCAACATCAACTAAAAGATGGTCAAGATTTTGGGGTCGTCCCTGGTACACAGAAGCCGACGCTCCTTAAACCGGGTGCCGAAAAAATTCAAATGTTGATGGGCGTGACCAGCGAATACAACGTTATCGATAAAGTTGAGGACTACGAGTCGGGTTATTTCGACTACACCGTCAAGTGCGTGCTATACAAGAGCGGTATGCAGTTAACTGAGGGATTAGGGTCGGCAAATACAAAAGAGAGTAAGTACGTTTCTCGTGATGGCTTTTCAATGAAAAACACGGTATTGAAGATGGCAAAAAAGCGAGCTCAAGTTGATGCCACACTGACCATCGCTAGTCTATCAAATGTCTTCACGCAAGATGTTGAAGATATGCAGAACTTTAATCAACGTGAGAATAACGAAACCATGACTTATGATGAAGCCTTTAATTTGAAACTTAATTTTGGCAAAAACAAAGGCAAGAGCATGGGAGATGTCATGAATGAGAATCGTGGCTATATTGAATGGCTAGCTGAGAATGCACAGAAACCTGAATTTAAGACTGCTGCTAAATTATTACTAGCTGGCAAGCAACAGCCTGTAGCAGACGATAAAGCGAATGAAGATTTTGATCCTACCACCATCATTGCTAGTTCAAAGCAGACAAGTGAGATTGCTAACCTTGCCGGTGAGCTGGCTGCCAAAACCAAGAATGGCACACCATTATCGGTGACTAATGAGGTTATTCAACAAATTGTCCCTGATTGGAAAGGGACTGACGACGATTGGAAGAATCTAACAGTAGCACAAGCAGAGGATGCTAAGAGCCAGTTACAAGGGTTGCTAGCGGCATTTGATAAGAAATAAACATTCGAATTGGCTTGAATGCAGCAGTGACTGAATACACCGAACGGGTGAAAGGCCCATTAGTAAAGGAGGGACGAATTTGGATTACTTCAAACAACGACGAGCGTACCGTAATTTTAAAATGTATGAAGCGAGTGTCTCTAACGGCCAAAATAATCTGTATCGCGAGTTACTAGACTATGCGAACGACGAAGGCAAGTTGGACGTTCAGTTTCGCATGAAAAATTCGGCATTACTCAGTCTGACAGGACTATCCGAACCCGGCCTCGATAAAGCACGCAACTCATTAGTGCAACTAGGACTAATTAAATACGTTAGAGGCAAGAAAAATGTGAAACCACCTGAATATTACATTATTAATTTATATAGTAGGTCAGCTGGTTACCCAACCAGTAACCCAACTACAAGTCATAAAAGTAGGTCAACTGGTTTAGATAAAGTAGGCCAACTGGTTGGGCAAGGTGGAGGTCAACCAGTAGAACATAAAGAACTTACTAGTACTGACCCTGACTTGACTGATACTGACTCTTATGATGATGACGCGGGCGTGACACGCGAGCAGGTCATTAACGATTGGACCAACCTGTGGGGATTTCCGAACGGAGTTGCTCGTCCCGAAATTGATGAATGGCTCGCGGCACTTAAACCTGAATTGGTGGCTTACGCCATTCAAATTGCTGGTGAACACGATGTACAGTCGCGGGGAGCTTTGAAATATTTGCGTGCAGTGATCAAGGGTTGGCAGCAACGAAAGATTACGACATTGGCACAGGCTAAACAAGCAACCGCTGATCACGATAAACGGTTGGCTAATGCTAATAAACCGGGTGGTTATTCGAAGCCGCACCGTAAGGAAATTATGCCAAAGTGGGCGCAAAACGACGCTTCTCAGGCGGATTTTAAGCCAAAGCCAAGTAATCCAATGACCGATGCTCAACGCAAAGAGCTGGCTGAGCGCCTAAACAAACTGGTTTCAAAGGAATAAGGAGGTATTCCAGATGTACGCAGTTAAGACAATTGATCAAGAGCATAAAGTGCTTGCGACTGGTAGTGAGCCAGAGCTACATCGCTTGGTACTGTCAAAGTACCGGCGCGGGCAATGGCCGTTTCCAGTAGTCATTGAGCCCGAGCAGGCTCAGCCGTGGGATGATAAAGCCTACTTGGAAAGCATGCGACCGAACCCTGAGACCGAGGAACGAGAGCAAATTAAAGAGATTCGCCATGCTCATCGTGCCGGCAAACACACGATTAGAGCGATGGCAGACGAAACTGGCTATATTACCAAGCGAGTGAGCTATCTCGTACACAAGTACAGTTTGCCGTTGCGGAACGAGTACTGGCGGGCTGAGAAGTACGACAATCCCAACGAAATTATTACTGGACAAACAGTTGATTTGCTAGGTGATAAGATCGGCGCCCCAGCTAGATCGATAAGGCAAGCAAGCTACTCAAATGGCATTGTCTGTGGCTACTACATCAGCCGGGTGCCGAAAGTATGACAATCAAGTACCCAAATGGAGCAGAACCTAAATACCGCCATGCTAAACCACGTAAAGACTCTAGGCATACTAAACATGGACCAGGACCAGAACAAATGATTCAGCGCGGAATTATCGAGGAACTGGCAATGGCGGGACATCATGTTTGGCGGATCAACGTTGGTAAAGTGAAGATGGAGGACGGCCGGATGTTCAGCGCAGGCCCACAGGCTGGTTTCCCTGATGTATGCGGTTACCGCAAGTCAGACGGCAAGATGTTCTTTATCGAGGTTAAGACGAAAACAGGCAAGCGGCGCCCGGCACAAGAATATTTCGCCAAAGAGATTGCACGTGATCCCGTGATTTACGACGTTGCCCGCTCACCGCAAGAAGCGCTTGAAATTGTGACCAAAGGATTAAACCGAACGGAGGACGTGAAGTAATGACTGATTTAGCACTTAAATTAGGCCGTAAGACCGTGGTGGCCTACATGGTCGTCTTGACTTTTTAAGGCGAAATTATGAAAAACTATCCCAAGATTTATAAGCGTTATGGTGACGCCTTCAAGCGTTGTGAGCACTTAAATCATGTGATCAAGAGCGATGATTATCGCTGGAAATTGATGTGCGCTAAGGGCTGGTATGACGTTGACCCGAATGACAAGGGGGATTAGATATGGAAAATGACATTTCAAGCACTCAACTAGCTTCTAGAAGTGATAACTCATTAGTCAGCATTAAAAAGAATATCAAGCGCAATATGTCTTATTTGGAAACAATTGCCCCTGTAAAAATTGATTATGTAAAAACTGAATCCGGTCAAACTGAAAAAGTATTTTGGTTAAATGTATTTCAAGCTTGGTATGTGGTATCTAGTTTCAAGAACACGCCTAAAAATCGGCGGTTGAAAATGGATTTAACTGAGTCGGTATCCAGAAGCACTGACATGAAAGGTGCTTGGGTAGGTGCTATTAAGCAGCTTCAGGAGGATTGAAAATGAGTGATGAAATGAAAGAGCTACGTAGGCGATTAATAAATGATGCTATCGGATGCCAAGAAGAAGACGACACGAAAACAAAAGACGGGATTATAATTGCCTTGTTTGAGATGGAACATTTAGACGAACCTTATATGGGCACTGATTATTCGCAAGGGGATGGCGACGATGATTAAGTTTAGAGCGTGGCACTGACAACTGAGCAACAGGCACAAATTGGTCAGGACTTCATTGCTGACATTATGGAGTTGAGTGATCGCGAGAGTAAACAAAAAGCCGCCTACTAAGGCGACCAGTCATAGGGCCACTCGAATGGCCGTTGCCAGTATAACATATAAAAAGCGCTGCCATTGCTGACCGCGCTACGATTGATACCTACAAAATTAATTATAGCACAGTCAAAACAAGGGGTGGCATGATGGAGAGCATTTTTAAGGACGTTGATGAAGAACGAACAATTGCTAATGCGGAACGGGTGCTAAAAGACTATTGGAAATGGCGACTACGAGCTCGCAGGGTTAATTTCAACCTGCAAAGTCCAGCAATGGACGGAATGCCTAAAAGTCCTAGCTATGGCAACCATATTGAAGACAAGCAAGTTAGTAAAGCTAACGATGATTTTATGGCTAATTTAGTTGTCAAGGTCATTGAAGCTGTTACAATTGATGAAGAAACGGAGAAATATTCAGAGCTATTAATGCTGCTCTATGTTAAACGGTATTCGAAAACTAAGTGCATGATTAGCCTGAATATCTCCGACAAAACATTTAATAAGTATTTGAAACAAGCCCAGTTAATGTTCGCTGAGATATATCCGGATGGCGTGGAAGACCTGATCGTTAAAAAGTATGATCCAGAGATTATTGCTCACTACGACGAGGACTGAATTTACTCCGACAAAATTCCGAGTAAATTCCGACAAGTTTCCGTGTTGATTCCGGTAAATAAGTCAAAAAGGGGAGTAAATTAGTATTATCGATAGATAGGTAAGCCACCCCAGCTTGTTAGCCTATCGTCACGGCGGTGCGTCAGAGATGGAGAGCTGTGTCGGTCTGTAAAACCGATCCCATTGGGTGAGTAGGTTCGATTCCTACCGCCGCCATTAAGCAAGTAAGTACGCAATGATAGTGCGTGAATATTTGAATCAACAATAACCTATGCTTACTTGCTTGCTGTTCAGTGCGGAAAACTGGACGGCACCTACATAAGACGCGCAATCAAACGACCACCAGATTGCCTGCAGGAACAGGTGCGCTGTGGTAACCAACATAAGTAGATAGGATTGGAGGTGATAGCCTTCATGCCTTCTCAGTAGTTGCTAGCCGGATTCAAGCCCCGGTTAGCTCATATTCCCGTAGCTCAGTGGCAGAGCGCCCAACTTATAATTGGGAGGTCGCTGGTTCGATGCCAGCCAGGAATATTGCCAGCGGACATTAGGGAGAGTGAGAGCGCTCCTCTCACCGCTGGCGTTGTCTATTAGTCAAAGCCCGGGGTCGGAACCGGGCTTTTTTGATACATAAATTTAGGAGTGATGTCATGGCAGTAATGGTTCACAGCAAATATGGGTACGAGCCACCTGAATGGGTGCAGGCTGATTCCCGGCTAGATAAGTGGTACAAGGATAAGCGTCGTGCTAAACAGCATGGCGCTTTTAGTTTGGATAAAAATAAGGAGGAAGCAATTATGAATTTTGGAGAAGCGCTTGAAGAATTAAAACGAGGTAATTGTGTTGCACGTAAAGGCTGGAACGGCAAAGGCATCTTCATTAAATTGAAAAAGGGAGAATCTTTGAACACTCCCAATAATCGTTTTAATGAGGTTATGACTCACGATTTCATTTATATTGACACGACTGGGCTACGCACGAACAATCCGAATGCACCTATGGATCGAGTTCCATGGTTAGCTAGTCAAACTGATATGCTAGCTGATGACTGGGTCGTAGTCGAATAACGATGACTAATTCCAATTAGACGGAGGTGTGGTGGTATGTAATGACACGAAAGTTAACGCCCAAACAGCAAAAGTTTGCCGATGAGTATATCAAGTCTGGAAATGCTTATCAAGCTGCTATTGAAGCTGGTTATTCGCGCAACTATGCAAAGGCACAATCTAGCAAATTGTTGGAAAATGTTGGAATTAAATCTTACATCGATGAGCGAATGGCCGAGATAGCTTCCAAGCGTATTATGGACGCCACAGAAGCCGTTGAGTTGCTTACTAGTATCGCTAGAGGCGAAACTAAAGAAACGGTTTATATTGGCACTGCTGACGGTGTGTACGAGAAGCACAAAGAAGCTGATTTGAAAACACGGATAAGCGCTACTAAGGAAATACTGAAGCGTTATCCGGATAACAATAAGCTTGTTGAACAACAGATTCGCAAGCTTAAAGCTGACGCGGATATTGCGGAGGCTAAAGCTCGCATTATGAATGCCTCAACCGATAGTACTGAAGCAAAAGTTTCTGAATATCTGGATAAATTGGATGACGTCCTAGGTGGTGATAGCGATGGCAATTAGTGAGCTATATACGTCGAAACAAGTTCAAGTGCTGAAAACCTTGCGGCGGACGGACTGGCGACTACTGATAAACTATGGTGCTGTTCGGTCTGGTAAAACTGTCGTTGATAATGACGCCTTCTTGATGGAACTGCGGCGTGTTCGTCAGGTTGCTGACAAATTAGGGGTCAAGGAACCAATGTACATTTTAGCGGGGTATTCAAGCAAGTCGCTACAAAACAACGTATTACAGGAACTGACGAATAAATATGACATTAACTTTCAATTTGACAAACATAACTCTTTCACACTGTTTGGCGTGAAGATTGTGCAGACGTTTACCGGGTCCATTGCAGGGCTGGGTGCCATTCGTGGGATGACCTCGTTTGGGGCGTATATTAACGAAGCTAGCCTTGCTAATGAAGAGGTATTCAATGAAATCCTTAATCGGTGCTCAGCACAAGGTGCGCGAATTATTTGCGATACGAACCCAGACGTTCCGACTCACTACTTGAAAGCCAGCTATATTGATAACGATGATCCTAAAGCAGGAATCGTTAGTTTCCATTTTACAATCGATGATAATACCTTTTTGCCCCCACAATACGTTGAACATCAAAAAGCGGGTACGCCGTCCGGAATGTTTTACGACCGTGCAATACTCGGTCTATGGGTATCTGGTGAAGGTATGGTGTATAAAGATTTTAATAAGGACGAAATGATTATTCCACGGGCTCAATTGCCAGCAGACTTAACCTACTATGCAGGAGTCGACTGGGGCTATGAACATAAAGGAACGATTGTTGTAATGGCTGATGATCGAGTTGGCAATACTTATTTGATTGAAGAACATACACGTCAGTTTGAAGAGATTGATTACTGGGTAGAGATTGCAAAAGATATTCAGCGTCGCTATGGCCGAAATGTTAAGTTTTGGGCTGATAGCGCGAGACCCGAACACGTTGCACGCTTCCAACGTGAAGGGCTCAAGGCGTTCAATGCTAAAAAATCGGTTTTATCAGGAATCGAGTCGGTGGCTAAGTGCATGAAGCAAGGCCACTTTTTTGTTATCAAAGAAGCGATTGATGCCTTCTTAGATGAAATCTACCAGTATGTCTGGGACGAGGCTACGGGCTTACCCGTCAAGCTCAACGATGACGTGATGGACGCGTTACGGTATGCCGTCTATAACACACATGAACGGCTCAAGGCACGGACAATTAAGAAGCCAAAGGGATTAAGAGGATAGGAGGTGAGCGGATGCAGTATGATTTGAACAAGAAGCGCGGGTCCAACGTTGCGATTGACCGTGAATTGGCTGGCAATATTGAAAACCCTAGCTTTGATGTAATTAACTATGCTATCAATCAACAACAGCAACGTATTGACCGTTATAACATGCTGGAACACTACTATGAGGGTAATCAGCACATCTTAAGCCGAAATCTTGAGATGGCGACTAAGTTGGATCGTGCAGATGAAAAGGTAATGACGAACCACGCCAAATACATTACTGACATGATTACCGGCTTTACAACTGGTAATCCGATATCCATTTCACCGGCGAACGGTAAGGATATTAAAGCTATTAAGGATGCTCAGAACCAAATGGATATTGATTCGCATAATACGGAGATGGAGAAAGATTTAAGCGTGTTTGGGTGTGCCTATGAGCTGCTATACATCAAAAAGGTGTCAGACGCAACTACCGAGTTGGCAATTGAAAAAATTGATCCGCGCGGCTGTGTGCTGGTAACGGATGACACGTTGGATAAAAATCCTCTGTTTGGTATTTACTACGTGGAAAAGAAGGACCTGCTTGGTAATGCTAAGGGTTATTTGATTACTGTCTATACGGCCCACTGGATTATTCAGTATCGAACCAAGACAGGACGAGTGCTATCAGATGCTAATTTGGCAAGCAAACCTAAGGCCATTCAACATTATTTTAATGGTGTCCCACTTATTGAGTATCGTAATAACGAAGAGCGTCAAGGTGATTTTGAGCAAACGATTAGCCTAATCAATGCCTATAACGAATTACAGTCAGACCGTATCACCGATAAAAAGAACTTCGTAGATGCCTTGCTGGTAGTCTATGGCTTTACCCTAGATGAGGGCGAGGACGGTGAAGGAGCTAACTTGAAGGACGGTATTCTAGAAGCGCCTGGTAAAGGCGACCAGGGTGCTAGCGTTGAATGGTTGACTAAGAGCTTTGACGAATCACAGTTACAAGTACTTGTTAAGTCGATTAAGGATGACATTCATCAAACGTCTTACGTCCCTAACATGAACGACGAAAATTTTGCTGGGACGATTAGCGGCGAAGCAATGAAGTACAAACTGTTCGGCTTACTCCAATTGTTGGCGACTAAGCAGCGATACTTAACACGTGGAATTCGCCAGCGTCTACAACTGATGCAGAACATTTTAGCGTTTAAAGGCCAGTCAGTAGATGCCTCCGGAGCGACAATTAATATTGTTCCTGATATTCCAGTCAACATGGCGGATATCATTAGCAATATCAAGAATGCTGAAGGTGTCATCCCGCAATTGGTATCACTCGGGTGGTTGCCTGGGACAAATGACCCACAAGAGCTAATTAAGATGTTGGATCAGGAAAAGGAGAAAGCACTCAAGCTACAGCAGAAAGCTATGAGCGGCGAGCCCGCCACAGATAACGAGGAGGTAACTGCGGATGATTCTGGCAACGTTTCAATTAAACAAAAAGCAGGTAGTGAGTTATCAGATAACGGGCCACGCGAATAGTGCTATTAAGGGCCATGACCTAGTTTGTGCTGCTGTTTCGGTGCTTGGCCAAGCCATCACTAATGAGCTATCTAACGCCACTGTTAACGAAAATGGTGGCTTGTTTATTGGATTGATTGAGCCCAGTGCTGATAACAAAGTTCTGTGTGAGACCTTATTACACGGACTACAAGATATTTCAGCACAATATCCTCAGAATTTGCAAGTGGTGGTGAAGGGCAATTAACTCAGAATTGAATAAAATTATTAAAACGATTGGTGTATTTGTGATCGTGATAATTAAAATGCTTGGATTAGTTTCGCTTGGATGGAAGCCAATTACAGGCATTTTAATTTTGCTGTATTTGATTTTATAAGCTCGGAGGTGTAGGAGTGGCGGATGACAAACGCAAGTTAAGTTACTGGCAACTGCGAGCCGTTCAGAGCGAACAGAAATCACATGATGCTGCAACCAAACAAGCGACTATCATTGCAAGGGCGTACATGCGTGCTCAGAACTATTTGACTGGCGAGATATCACAGATATACAAACGATATTTTACGGACGGTAAAGCGACGGAGGCCGAGGCACAACAGATTCTAAACACCAATGTTAGTCCGACTGAGTTAGTAACGTTACGGGCCCTGGCTGATAATGTCAGTGATAAGGAGTCAAAGAAGCAAGTGACTAACTACTTATCACAGATGGCAGCTAAGGGCCGTATTACCAGATTGGAAGAGCTCAAGGCTAAGAGCTACATTGCGGTGAAACAAGCGGCATCTGTTGAGATTGAGAAGTCCACGGACCTTTATACCAAGGTAATTCAAGAAGCACTTGATCAGGCAACTAACGAGAGTATTATAGGCGGCTTTGATAGGGACGTTGTGTTACCAAGTACACCTAGCAAGCCACAGAATAGCACTAGAACTATTTATAATCCTGAAACGGGTAAGATAGTGGAAGTCCCAACTCAGTCAGACGAAAGCTTAGATCGCTTTAAAGAGGTGTCTGGAAAATATGTTAAAGCTGCACTTGATACACCGTTTGAAGGCAAGAACTATTCTCAACGGATTTGGCATAATACTGATAAGTTAGCAGAGCGTCTGAGCGAGCTATTCACGGCACAACAAATGAGTGGCATGCGTGAGCGTGATATGAGACAAGCGCTAATGAAAGAGTTTGGTACCAACGCTTTTAATACACGTCGATTAATTCGGACGGAGGCCAACTACTTCCATAACAAAGTAAAGCTTGACGAGTGGAAACGACGAGGTGTTAAGCAATATCAATTGGTTGCGGTACTTGATATGCGTACGTCAACAATTTGTCGGGATATTGATGGTAATGTCTATGAAGTTGATCAGGCTAGCGTGGGCGTTAATTACCCACCGTTACATCCTAATTGCAGGACTGTAGCTATCCTCTATCGCGCTGACAGTAAGTACATGTTACCACGCACAGCTAACGATCCAGTTGATGGTAAGCTAATTAAATTAAAGCCTGATGCTATATATGCTGACTGGAAAAGAGCTTTAGTGATGAAGCATGGTGATTATGGGGTTAGTGTGTTTAAGCAAAGAGCTACTAGTTATCATTCGGATAAAGATCTGTGAGGTTTTTAATTTGACCTGAGCATGTCATTAAACTACTCAAACTAAATAGCATGCGTGGGCCTGATAATTACGCCACGGTCAATTTAGCACAATGTGTGGGACTCTCAGAGTAATGCACGGGGTGCTTTTTTTGTGGTCTGAGTTATCGGAAATTCGTGGACGTGGAGGAATTCAATTATGAAGAAGCTACTTAAACTAAAGATGGATTTACAGATGTTTGCTGACGGTGGTAATGGAACTGGCGGAGATGAAGGTGGCAATCAGACGGCTGATAGCACGCCTAACACAACCGACGCCAATCAAAATAGCAACAATGACGACTCTGACCAAGACAATCAGGCAGATACGCCGTTTAAATCGTTTGCTAGTGAAAAGGACTGGCAATCAAGTGTTGATAAGCTGATTGCTTCGGCAATTAAAACACATGATGAAAAACAGGCTAGTGAAGCCCAGCAGCAAAAAGATTACGACAAGATGACTGACTTGGAAAAGGCCAACTATGATAAAGACCAATTAACCAAGCAACTTGCTGAATCACAGCGTCATGGAACTATTGTTGAAAATAAAGCCAAAGTGACGGCTCGACTGGGTGCAGACGATTTGCCGACAGCACTGATTGCGGCTTTTGGTGATGATGTTTTAGCAGATGATAAAGGCATTGAAGCGGCTTACACTGCAATCAGCAAGGCATTTACAGAGAGTTTACAGCAAGCAATTGATAAGCGAATCGCAAGCAGCGGGACCACATTACCGGGTGCTAATACATCCGCAAATAAATCTGAAGGTGCAACAGCAGCTGAAAAATTAAATAACTCGCAAAAGCCAGCAAAGTCCAGTTTATGGGCGACAAAATAGGGAGGTACTAGATTATGGCTTATGTATTTGATAAAGGAACAGTAGAACAAAAGAATTTCATGGCATCTGAAAAGTTCGTATCATTCTCACGGCAAATTGATGACACCAGTTACGCGGTGAAGACGGATGCTTTTGGACATAAAGTTATTCCAGCCGGCACGATTTATCCAACTAATGACGCTAAGGCGGAAGGAATCACGATTAACGAAGTGGACGTTACACGTGGCCCTCAAATGGTTGGCGTGATTGTTGAAGGCTATTTATTTGGCCAACGCTTACCAGTGGCGCCAACAGCTGAGGCTATCACGGCATTAAAGAAGATTAATTTCACTGATACGGACGCCGCCGTATCACAAGCCTAATTAAAGGAGGAGAAAACAAATGGCTCAAATTTCAGATTTATTCACGCAACATGATTTAATCGATTTTTCATTGAATCGGCAGTATCCAGCGATGCAAGGTGATGAACTATTCCCAGCAATCAAAGTCAACTCACTAACTGTTGATATCTTGAAACGTCAAAATCGAATTCCAGTGATTGCATCCTATGCGGCTTTTGATAGTGAAGCTGAAATTGGCAGTCGGTCTGCCTCGGGCGCTGCCATCGAACTGGCTTTGATTAAGCGCAAGATGCAGATTAAAGAAAAAGATTTGTATGCGATGCTCAATCCGCGGACGCCTGCAGAAGCTAGCTACTTGCAACAACACGTTTATAACGACTTTGATGTGCTCAATCAAGGCGTTTTAGCACGAATTGAAAAGACCGCTATGGACGTTTTAGCAACAGGTAAGACTATTTTGCCAGATGAAAGTGGTAAACTTGCTGTCCAACTTGATTATCAAGTTCCGACTGAACATCAGGAAGCTTTGACTGGAGCTGCTACATGGGATAACGGCGACGCGGATATCCTTGGTGATATTACGCGCTGGTGCGATAAGATGGATATTACACCAACCCGGGCGCTAACTAGTCGGAAGATTTATCGATTGATTACGACTAATACCAAAGTTCTACAAGCCGTGTATGGTAACTCTACTCGGGCACTTGGACAAGCCGACTTTGACACCTTCATGCAGGCACAAGGTTTACCAATTTTTCGGACTTATGATCAAAAATATACCCAAGTCGGAAAAGATGGCAAGATTACCAAGAGTCGTTACTTCCCAGAAAATCGACTTGTCTTAATGAACGATGACCCGATTGGTAATAAAGTGTTTGGACCAACTCCAGAAGAGTTAGCACAATTCAGTGGCCCAGCGCAAATTAACGCTGTGGGTAATGTTTACGATATGATTTATACCGAAACTAATGATCCAATTGGGACTTGGGAAAAAGCCTCAGCAGTTGCGCTTCCAGCGTTTGCCGCGGCGGATGAGGTATTTCAAGCTCAGGTTTTAGCCTAGAGGTGATTGATAATGAAGGTTCGCGTTAAAGATTACCCAATTCGGTATAAAGATACTCGGTATAAAAAAGGTGATGAGCTCAGCATTACGCAAGACGCGTTCAATGATGAGCTTTTTGTTTGTCTTGATAAGCAGAAGGACGAGAAAACTGCCGATAATGCTCAGTTAGAAACAGACGACGAAGAATAGAGGATGATCGTATGGCTAAACCAAGCCCACCAGATAAGGCGGGACAATTGACAAGACTATATACGCGATTAGGTGTTGAGAAAGACACGCCGGATGCTGCGGTGGTTGATGACATCTTTGATGACGCTGTTCAAACGTGCTTGGATTATACTCGGTCTTCACTCTCGATACCGATTCTAATTCAGGCAAAACGGCTTGCCATTATCATGTACAACGAGCAAGGAACAGAAGGCGAAGCATCACGGTCAGAAGGCGGCGTTTCTCAATCGTTTGAACTGGGACTACCTAACATAATTAAAACCGCGCTAGCACCTTACCGAGTCGCGAAAACGAGGCGATTCTAATGCGCCTTA